TCCACAACATGCATCTGCCGCTGTTGCAGCGAAGCATAAATTTGTGACCTCTGTTCTATCTCTATAATCATAAATAATATACAGATACTCGTCCGCTCCTGCAGGCATAGTGAAGTCTCCTGTAATAGTAGTAGGAGATGTTGTAAGGGCAGTAGCATTTACTAAAAGAAGCAACGCGCTTATATCGGTTAAGGTATTAGCATAAAAAGCTGAGGTTCTTAAATAGCTCAACTCATCAGGTAAAGCAGGCGTATAGGTGTCGTCACCTATTTGCGTAGAAGTAATATCTACTGTTGCCCCGTCGCTAGGAAATATATTCTCACCTTGAAGACCAACGTGTGTGTCATATTGAGAAATAATAGGGTTAGTCCAAGGGTCGGCAAACTGAATCTGTGATGATGTAAGGGGGGAAACATACCCTGAATCAGAGAAGTTAAATTGATTATGGATAAGCTTACCCTCATCATTTTTACTTGTAACACAAACCTCTATAACGGTAAGAGGAGTACCTACGGGACACGCTACGACTACCGTTAAACTTACCGGCTCAGTAGACTGAAGAGTTATAGTAGCTATAGTAGGCTTAGGTTTTGTCTTAGGTATTGTTAAAGTACCGTCTGTAGTGACGTTTCCTGTTGTATATGTCACAGAGTCATATGAAACATTAACTGTTGCCGTACCTGCAGAAGCAAAGGTATATGACACAACGAAATTTTCACTTATCTCTCCTACATTGACACAATAGGATATAGGAGTAGAAGGTGTAATTAGATATGTTTGAACTGTACCGCAGTCAAGGCATGGGATATCTACAGGTAACTTCCTAGTTGATGCAGATAAAACATACTCATCTGAGTAGGGGTCATATCCCCCAAGCTTTTGATAGTTGAACGAGCTTTGGAAAAGCTCCCTAAACCAAGGGGACATATTAGCTTCTGAAACTACGGTAAGGGTTTCGTTCTGAGCTGAGGTCCCCCTTAGTTGCAGTACCGAGCCACGCTTAGCGTCAGTAAAATATTTGTCATACCCAAAAGAAGCAAAACTTTCCGGGTTGTCTGATATACCAAACTCTTCAGTGCGAGCTATCTGAGTTCCTAGAACCTCCGGGATAGATGCGATAGTTCCTCCGCCTGAGGCGTCAGAAAGTAAATTTTTTCCTGCAAGAATATATGAGATTTTATCTTGTTGTAATACTAAGACGTCCGTTTCTCTAGCAAACATTTTTTGAATAGAACCAAAGGACTGCTCTAAAGGTTTAAAGTTTAGAAGCCCAAGGTTAAACTCGTTTGTTTTATTAACGTTACTTTCTTGATTGTATACTCCGCTATATGTTATATCCGCAATTCTTCTTATCTCTTTGTAGTCTTGCCCCGCTGTAGCGGTGGCTCTATTCCCAAGTAAGAAATCTTTCCCCGCGACCGAGTCACGAATCTTGTAGCTTTCTACTCCGTTCCCAAATGAATAACAGTTAAAGAAATCTAAGTCTATAATAGCCGCCTGACTTCCCGTTTGATTCTGTATATTTCCATCATGTGTCCCGTCGCTTTTTACAGCGTATGAGTCTGCCCCCTCATAAAATAAATCAGGATTAGCATCGTCGGGCATCGTCTCAAAAACAAAAAGATTATCAGCACGAAGGACTTTAATGTTTACCTTCATTTTTGCAGTTCTCTTATCTTTTGAGCCACAAGATATCGTACTCCTGATTGCTAAATATTTAGATGGTAAAAGCGCATTCGTGCCTGTTACAAAACGATATTGAATATCCCCGCTGCCGCCCGATATGTTATCTGTCCAAGCTATAATAGAACTGTTTTCTTTTCCAAACCCCCTGTATCCATCTGCAAAACCTCCATTTCTTCCCTCACAAAATGTCCCTCCTAAAGGTTCGTCTGAAATATAATTGGTGTTAGTAAAGTAATTATTTCCATCGTTGCCGCCGGTATCTCCCCAACTACCTTGATTTAAAGTGTTTCCAATATTAGAGTCTTTAAACCAATCTTCAAAACTACCATAGTTATTTGCTGAAGTATATGTCTGTTCAAGAAAATATTCACGAGGCTCACATAGTGCGCCATCTTTTCTTCCTTGTCGGGTAAATTCAAAATTAAAAGTAATACGCGAGTTGGATGGAATGGTATATGGCAAACCCATCCCAACGCCACTATTCACCGCTACAGGATACCATACAAAAGCATAGGATTTATCACAATTAGTTTCTGCGTTAACAGTACCAAAATCTACAATGCTACCCGGAGGCATCTGAAAAGAAAGCTGTCCACTCTTTACAATCATATATGCCCCCGAAGGCATATTTCCATCCCCGTCAATTACCAAGGCTTCTTCTCCTGATATAGCCTTCTTCTCAAGGACTGTAACAGTGGAACAAGAGTTTAGCTCTCCTGCCATATCTCGCTTTACCTGCAGCCTATCTCCCTCCTGTACTTTACGAGCATTTTCTCCCTCTAAGAGTATGTATACCTTACCGTTTACATTATCTACAAAAGAAAAATTAGACATTATAGTGTCAAATTTCTGCTTGTCAGGCTTGACAACAAACTTATATCTTTTTGCCCATGAAGGCGCTATCTGTGAGGGAGGGATATATGCTCGGATAGAGTTTTTTAAATCACTATATTTACATGGGATATGAATAGTATTTGTTTCGCTTACAAGGGCGGTAGTAGACCTATTATACTCGTCCATATATACCATCCCCACTTCGTATCCCCTATTGCTATGTAAGCTTGAGGAGTCGTCTGTTGTAGAAAAAGTTGCTTCTGTATCAGTTAAGTTATAATACTCGTAAACATTTACTGTAGGGGCGGCAAAAACATCTACTAAGCGCACGGCAGGGAAAGAGAAAGATATTGTATTACCTAATATAGAAGTAGAAATAGGTTCAGCGTCTGCAGTTATTCCACTCGTAAGAGGAGAGTATACACCCAAGTTATTTAGGAGGGTGCAGTTGAAGAAATCTGTAAAGGTAGCTCCGTCACAAGAGTCAGGACCTCCATTGCCCCACATAGGTTTAATATTTGCCGACGTACCGATAGCGGTAGCCCAAGAAGAGTCAGAAACTAAATCGGTTAAAGAAGAAAAACTTCTTGGACATATATATTCAAATGTTAGCGACCAACTACTATTGTTTAAGTTTTCTTGTCCCGGGATTGGAGTTCCAACAGGGTTTACATTAAAGGAGTTGTGCTCGAAGACAAATGTAAAAGTTAGTGTGGTTCCTATATAAAGAGCACTTGTCCCATTAGGATTTATTGCCACCGAAGACATATCAAAAGAAGCCTTTGCGTTAGGTATGGTAACTGAAGCTATAGGATTTATAGAATAAGAAACGTCTCCGAGTGTCATATCAGATGCGCCTAAAGAAACAACTCCAAAATCTTTAGTTTGACCCTCTACCCAATACTCAAGTCTTGTCTTATTGCTGTTTCTATCTATAAGGTCATAGCCCTCAAGATAGTTTCCATACATCAGCCTATTCCCCATAATAGTTGAAGCTTGAGAAAGGCGAGGGACATTGTCATACAATCTAAGAATCTCTGACTCAGGAAGAATAGTAAAGATTTTTCTATCGGAAAAGGGTACGGTATAATCCTGATTGTCAGGTATACCTAAATCGGCCTTATCTAATTTCTCTAGGACTTTAATGGTAGGGTCGCCGGCGTCTTTCCATAGGACGTCAATTCCTTTAACAAGAGAGCTTCCTGTTTTAACAGTGACGCGGGCTCTGTTATATATATTAACCATCCCCTCATTTAAAAAACTATCCGGGTTAAAGTCAAAGTTTGAAGGGGCGAAAGCAGGAGTGGAAAATTGAGACGTAGCGGAGTATTCGTTATCGTCATATCTCCACCTATAACCAAAACATATAAACCTTTCCTCCATATAGTCCGAAGTAATAGTGGGACTCACTTGAGAAAATACAGTAGGACTTTCACTAGGAGGCTTCCTTATAACTAAAATCTCGTCACTAGAAAATTGATCGATATCTCCCGCATTAGGAACCTCATATCCTTTAGTTATATTAATCTTTCTTGGAGCGTTATAGTTGTCCGTAAAAAATAACAGGTTCTCTATCAAATCTACTCCTGTAATTAGATATGTAGGATTAAAGTTTAAAGTTGTGTCGGAACCTCCTCCGTCGTCCATACTAACGACGTGGTATGTAATAGTGTTAGATTCTGAATTCCACGAAACAATAAGGTCTAGTTTATTAGTTACAGAAGAACCTGTAAAAGAAGGGTCGTGAACAAACCAATATATAGTTTCATTAGTTCCGTCTTCATATGCACCTATACATAGAGCGTTGTTGCTAAGGGCAACTCCCCCATAGTTTAATTCGGCAACAAGGACGTTACCTAAAGAATTCTCTACTACTCCCAACTCATCTTCCTCAGTAGAACCAATACGAATATTTTGAGCATCTATATACTCCCCGTTAGGAAGTAGACGCTCGTCTATTTCCTTGTTCATTTTCCCCGCAGTAAAATTCCTTGTATACTTTGTCATTCTATTTTATCCACTTATCCACTCCACGTATGTTCATTAACAAACGCCCCGGATGAATATTACTAAGTCTGATTTTTGCGTTTCTTAAAAGCGCACTCTTTCTTTTTGCAGCTCGACGTATAATATATTCTTGTACATTTAACTTGCTATTTATAATAGCAAATTCTATATATGCATATATATAATCCTCAAACATTTTATTAACAGTAACCTTTGAGTCATCTCCATTCTCCATGCCATCTGAAACGTACTCTAATATGACCGAGTTTGTTCCAATGTTAGAGCTAAAATTTATACAGCCCATAGTTTTATCTATAGAGAAGGTGGGGTTAACATTTGCTGTCTCAGTATTTAAACCGAAAAAACCTCCCACCCCAAACGGAGTGTTGAAAAACCACTGCCCATCTACAAAGTACCCTTCCATCCCGTCGAACTGATGACCTTGGTTAAGGTAAATACTAGGTCTTGTTCCTTGAATCCTTGCTAAGTCTATTTCTGAAAACTCAGGACTCAATGCCTTGCCGTCAACGTCGAATAAAATCTTCCCGGTATTATCCTGTAGATATGCCTGAGCATATTGGACCTGAATATTTTCTGTAAGTTGGTATAGATATCCATTTACATATGCAGATACACGAACCCAATTAACATAGTCAGAGGGTAAGACAAATCGGTATTGGTCTGTAACGTCTAGCTCTAAGACTTTTATTTCCTTAAAGGCATCATAGTTTAATTCTTGTACCGCGCGTTTAGCATGGAACAAAACCTTAAATCTTTCCTCATTGTTTACAATGTTATGATTCCCGGAATACATTAACATGAAGTTGTTTACGATATCGTACAGAGATACATATTGGTAAGAACCCCAATTAGCATCTTCACGAACTACGCCTTCATTTTCATAATATTTATACTGAGTAATATATGACATTATCCTGCTTCTTGTTGGGTTTCCTTAGCTTCTCCATCCTTGGCAAATGTATACACATCAGCTTCTCTTATACTTATACCTGCATACTTTAGTATAATCATAATTAAGTTGTTCTCATCATCTAGTGGGATTTCAAAATCTTGATAGTCTGCTTGAGATTGGTCAAAGACAGGCTCGCCTCCCGTACCTACGGACATGTATGTCCATTTCGGTGTCTTGGGATATCTAAAGTACTGAGCTACTGTACGTCCTACAGTTGAAATTGTATTGGGATAAATTTGAAGCAACTCTTCTTCAGAGGTATATGATGGGTACGTAGTAGAAGGAGCGGTATAGATAGAGTTGTTAAGCATTGTTATCTTACTATGTGTTACTTTCTCTGCCTCGTTTTTTTGTGTTCCTGCTTTAATAATAGCATATGAAAGTCCGGCAGCAGTAAATGCATCTGATGAAGTGGTAAGTTCTGTTTCACTATTTACTAAAGTTACCGTACCATATACCACTCCTTTCACGGTTTCTACTGCTACAATATCTCCTACTGCTACGCCTGCAGCAATAAATGTCGCGGAACCATCTATCAATCTAGTTCCTAATGCATTAAAAGTAGTGGTGCTTCCCGAAACAATTATATCTTTATATACCAAAACTTTATTAAGAAAGTAATAGTCGTCTCCTGTAGTTAATAACGAAGGCATAAAATATGAGCCCGCAACCGAGGTGTTTACATTCAGTCCTTTAGTCATGGAAAATAAATCCATAGACTCTTCAATACTCTTTGATAAATTTGCAATGCCTGAACCTGATAGGCGGGCGTTCTCTTTATTTATCTGAGTATTATATTGAGAGAAATAACTTTCAAATATCTCTAACTGCGCCTGCTTTGAAAACAGATTAAAATCGGAAGGAGAGAGATATCCGTAATTATTCTTATTAAGTATAGACAGAACAGTATTTCTAACTGTATTAATCATTGCCGTGTTTTAAGACAAAGATACGGAAAAAAAAGAGGTCTACTTTTTAAGAGGATATTACGTCCAACTTTGAGATGTCGGTGTAACAGAAAATACAGGTGCTGTAAGAGATACGTTTACAGTTGCTGATGAGAGACCTAGAGCTCTTTGCCATGCAGTAATAAAAGCTTCCACCTGTGTGGTGTCTGATACCCCTAACCCCGGAGGTCTCTCTCCGAAGTCATAACAAGCAAGCTCCGGAGGTGAACCTACCGCCCCTACTGACAAAACTATATTGGTTTGGATTCTAGTTGTGACAGCATCTACCCTATATATTCTTTGAATATTATCAGAAGGTATATAGTGCTTCTTATTTGTTTCGTCTCGTATAAGTAAGAGATTGTTCATATAACAAAGATAAGTAAAAAAAAAGGGCCACTCATAGTGACCCTCTTTCTAATATGTGTTATGAGTATGTACTCTTAAAATGCAGCAATTGTAATGTCAGTAACATCTTCTCCTTCCGGGAGAACTACATCTTGTACGGCGTCTACCCAACTTGTGGAAGCTGCGAGGACACATGCCGATTGAATAGCTGTAATCATAGCAAAGGTTGCTCCTGTAGTAGTGAGAGAGAAATAGTAAGTAGTGTCAGCAGAGCTGTAAATCTTAACCTCAGTTGCTGCTGTTAACTCAGCAAATAAACCTTGACCCACGGGAATTATTGCACTTTTAGATGCAGAGTATTGTATACGGATATATTTCATCATGATTTCAAGGATTAAGAGAATAGGGTTAATGCAATAGAAGCCACTACTGCACCTGCAGGAAGACTTACTTCTACTTCAGGATGTTGCCAAGTAGTAGCAGAAGCTTGAATTAAAGCTGTCATAATACTCTCAGTTAACTCTGCTGTTGGAGCAGCTCCACCTGAAGTTGTCAATTTGTAGTGATATAAAAAAGCATCTGCGCTATAAAGTCTTGTCTCCGTAAGGCCGACTTTTTCTACATACAATCCATTCCCGACGGGAACGTTGTGAACACCTGCAGTGGTGTTGAATTTAAGGTACTTTTGCATCTTTAAAAAATTAGATGATTAATAAAAGTCAAAGATAAGTAAAAAAAAAGAGACCCTTTTAAGGTCTCTTCTTATATGATTTACATATTGGTTAATGACTCTAGCATCTTTAGAGCCTCTATACCTTTGTCGCTTTTAAGATATGCGGCGGCGGCGGCGATGGGTTCTTGACCATAGGCGCAGCTAAGCATCTTCTTCTTATTTGTAGCTGTAGAGAACCACACCTCCGTATTGTTCTTGCGGGTAGCCAATACGCCCATATCAAAGAAGTGTTGGGTAGAGGCATTGTGATTTAGCTCGGGGTCGTCTAGCACGTCTAAGAATGCCTCA